TTCGAGTTCTCGACGCACTGCCGCTACGCGCGGCTCGCCTACAAGAACACCACCGGCGAGGGAACGCTCGGCGCGTTGAGCGTGCACGGGAACCGGCGCTGAGCCGTGATCGCACTGAAGCACAACGGTTCGTACTTCGACCTGGTCAACAAGAACGGGTTGCAGCTCGACGACACGCTCGAGACCGCTGTCGCGATCTCGCTGTTCACCGACGCGCGTGCGACCGATGACGAGCTGCGCATCGCAGGGCTGACCAAGCAGAGCAACCGCGGCTGGTGGGGCGACACCTATCCGCACGTGCCTGGATTCGTGCTCGGCTCGAAGCTTTGGCTCCTCGCGCGCGCCAAGAAGGATGACGCCACATCGCTGCTGCTCGCGCGCCAGTACACGCTGGAGGCGTTGCAGTGGTTGATCGACGACGGCGTGGCCGACTCGATCATCGTGACGCCACAGTGGTACCGCCGGGAGAACGCTGCGAACGGCGAAGTCGCGATCGCCACCGACATCTATCGACCACAGAACCCGCAGCCGCGCTGGCACCGCCTTTGGGGCGCGATCAGCGGCGAAATCTTGGAGGCCGCCTAAGTGCCGACAGAGTTCCAGCGGCCGACACCGGCCGAGCTAATCGCGCGGATCGCGACCGACATCGAAGGGGCGCTCGTCGGCGTCAACGCGCTCTTGCGCGCGACCGTCGAGTACGTCCTTGCGCGCGCGCTCGGCGGCGTCTTCCACGGTGTGCACGGCCACCTGGCGTGGATCGCTGAGCAGATCTTTCCCGACCAGGCCGTCGATCGCTTCGTCGTGCGCGCGGCGGACTTCTGGGGCGTTCCGCGGCGTCAGGCCAGCAAGGCGCACCGAATCCTCACCGTACTCGGCACCGGCGGAACGCTAGCGGCCGGCGAGGAGTTCGTTCGCTTGGCCGACGGGTTCTCGTTCACCGTCGACGCGAGCGCGTTCGGCGTGACGAGCTCGCAGGTCGCAATCACCGCATCGCTTCCGGGCGCAATCGGCAACCTTCGGATCGGCGAGAAGGTCATGCTCCTCACGGGTGTCGACGGCGTCACCAGCGAGGCGACCGTCACCGCACTCGGCGTCGATGGCGCCGACATCGAATCGATCCCGGCGCTCGTTTTGCGCATCCTCGATCGAATCCAGAATCCGCCGCGCGGCGGCGCGCCCGGAGACTACGAGACGTGGGCGAAGGAGGTTCCGGGCGTCACGCGCGCGTGGGAGTTCCCGCGCCAGGGTCGCACTGGCGATCCGGGGCTCGGAAGGGTCGCGCTCACGTTCGTGATGGACAACAACGCCGACCCGATCCCGAGCGCGGACACCGTCGAACTCGTGCGGCAGTACGTGCAGGCGCGCGCGCCGTCTCAGGTCATCTGCTTCGCGCCGACGCCCGAGCCGTACGACTACAACGTGCGCCCCGTGCCGAACACGCCGGCGGTGCGCGCCGCAATCGAGGCCGAGGTCACCGACATGATCCGGCGCGACGCGGAGCCGGGCGGAACGATCAGCGTCTCGCGCTTCAACGAAGCGGTAAGCATCGCCGACGGCGAGATCAGCCACAACACGATCTCACCCGTCGCGGACAAGACGCATGCCTTCGGCGTGATCGCGGTGCCCGGTACGGCGACCTTCTCATCATGAACCCATGGCCAAAGACTACCTCACCGACTTCTGGCAGCACATGCCGCCGGGCAAAGCGTGGGAGCGCGCGGCCGAGGTCTTCAACCAGCTATTCGCTGGGCTGACTCCCGAGTTCGATCGCGCAGAAGCGCGCGGCGAAGACCTGCTGCGCGAGATGGACCCGCGCACAACCGTCGAGCTCTTGCCCGACTGGGAGCGCGTCGCCGCGCTGCCCGATCCGTGCTCGACGCCGCCGACGACGATCGAAGATCGCCAAGCGGCGCTGACTGCGAAGCTCTTGGCGCGGGGCAATGCGGACGTTCTGCCGATGATCCTCGCGACGCTTGACGCGCTTGGGTACGGCGTAGCGAACCGCAATCTCCGCCGGTTCCATCACCAGCCGTTCACGTGCAAGTCGCCGTGCAACGCTCCGCTCAACTCCAACAGGGTTGGGTGGATCTTCGTCTGGGAGTTCATCCTCAAGCACGCGGCGCTCGACAGCGTTGCCGCATGCATCGTGTCACGCATTGCGCCCGCCCACGTCGGCGTCACGTTCGCGTTCCCTCTGGTGTTCTTTGAGGACGGCGCGTTCTCGCGCGGCGGGAGCGACGCGATCCTGACCAATCCGGTCACCGAAGACCAGTCGTCGGTGCACGTAGACGTCATGGCCACCGTGTTCGTTGGCGAAGGCAACAACACGAACATCCAGTTGATCGGATTCGACGCGCAGGTCGGCCTCGACGGCACGTTCGACTTCAGCGACTCCGATCAGTCGGCCCACATCCCGATGGCCATCGGCACCTGAGCACTCATGCACAGAATCGACACAGAGTACTCCGATCCCAACGCCAACGGTGAAGGCAAGCCCGGGTTCACCGACGGCACACCGATCGGACTCGCACCTACAGACCTCGACGCCGCGTGGTTCAACGGCATCCAGGAGGCGATCGCGCAAGCGATTGAGGCTGCCGGAATCGCGCTTGCAAAAGGCGCGCACACGCTGCTGTTGCAAGCAATTCGACTTCTCGCACGCGAAGCGTCTGGCGACGGATCGACTACGAAGTTTGTTGCGTCCGCGACCGACGCCGACGTGCCGCTCTTCAGCTCCGAGCAGGGGCCGGGCGACGATGAGAACGAAGACAACGAGTGGAAGCTGCTCTTTCGCTTCAAGATCCCCGGCACGCAGCGCGTGCGCCTCTACGCGGGTACCGGAACCTACCACTTCTGCATCACGCTCAACGCTTACTGGACCGCAGCAACGCGGCAGTGGCATTGCGACAACACCGCCGTCGCCGCGATCCAGCTTGCGCTCGCGACGAACGGTGCGAGCTCGGCGTTTCTGCAGATGGGTCACCACACCGCAGCCGCGGCGTCGTGGGGCGACCTGTTCTGGACGCCTACGATGCGGTTCACCGACACCGGCATCCAGAACCTCAAGGAGTACCGCTACGGTTCAGCGCGAAACTGGCCGATCCGACTCGATTCGCTCAAGCCGATTCTGAGCACCGGCGGAACAGTGTGGTCCTTCGACCTCATCAACCGCAGCCAGACAGCGGGCGCGGCAGTCGCAGCGGCTACGATGGCCATTTTGCCAAGAGCCGACGGTGACACGATCGACCGCGTGCGCGTGACCGTCGACCCGGTCGCAGACGGAGGCATCACCGCCACCGTGTACAAGCTGACCCACGACGTCGCCGGCGCGGGCGTTCCGGCGCTGAGTCTGCTTGCGAGCGTGAGCTCTTCGGGAACCGGACGCCAGACCCTGACGCTGTCGTTCAGCGAAGTGGTCGACATCGATCTCGTGGAGTACGGGTTGCTGATCGAGACGTCGAGCAACGGCGACAAGATCCACTCGGCTGACTTCCGAGAGGCGCCGCCAGCCTAATGGCGGCGATCCAATACGGGCAGTTCCTTGACGCGGATGCCGAAGGGCAGACCGGAGAGGACGATTGGCGCATCGACTACACGCCGCCGGACATTCGTTCGGGCTCGTGGCGTATCCACTACATTCCGCGCGCGCAGTACCACGCCAATGATCGCTGCCTCCTCAGCGTGCGCAAGGCGTCGGGCGAGTTCGCGCTCCTGATTACGGCCGGCGGCGACGAAGAGACCGCTCCGCAGCTCGTGTTGTTGAACACGGCGCAGATCTTCTCGACGGCAATCCGCTTCAACGCCGGTGCACACCTGGTCTTCGTTCTCGATGCCGTCGCAGGCACGCTCGAGGTAGCCGGCACCACGCTCGGCAACGGCGTCTACGCAATCGGCAGCACTTGGGTGCTCGACGACGACCACATGCGCATCGGCGGCAGCATTCTCGGCGGCAAGTGCGCGAACGGCTTCGTCTCGCTCCCGTACGCGGTCGGCAGCGCAAACGAAGGCAGCTCGAGCGGTACGGGTGGCGGAACGCCGCCGCCGTCGGGCGAGTTCGTCGTCTCCGATATCGAAGGCGAGAAGATCACCAGCGACATCGACGGCGAGCCGATTGTGACCGGCTAGCCAAGTTCATTTGAGGACCCGGACATGCAACGACTGCACGCCCTAGCTGCACTCCTGCTCGTGACGCACGCGCTCGCGTGCGCGCCGGCAGACACCAAGCCCACTGTGATCGTAGTCGACGGCCGCAGCCATGGCGGCGAGACGCCGCCGC